AAACATGGGAGAAGGCAGTATATGAAACACCAGTAGGTCAATATAGAGTTTATATTGGGCTAAAAATGGGTGTTGGTGACGCAAATAGACTTGCTAAGTATATTGCTGAGAACATAAATAATGATGTTGATGTAAACGAATTAGCAGAAAATGCTATAGAGGAGGTTCTATAAATGATTACGGTTTATAGTAAACCACAATGTCCGTATTGCGATAAGGCCAAGTACTTACTAAAAAGTCTTGGTCTACAATACGAAGAAAAAGTGGTTACGAAAGACTTATCTATTGATGAATTATTTAAAGTGCTCGGAAAACAAGTTAAAACTATACCACAAATAGTTATGGACGATACGCATATCGGTGGTTATAATGAGTTAAAAGAACACTTTATTAATGAAGGTAAGATAAATTATAAAGGTGAAAAAATATAATACAAATACATAAATAGTAGTATGATAGATTTTCAACAATATATTGCTGAAGGTGTTTACGATCCAAACATCTTTAAAGCATTCTTTTTAGCAGGTGGTCCTGGTTCAGGCAAATCATGGGTATCTGAAAGAACATTATCAGGTATGGGATTAAAAGTAATCAATAGTGATAATGCATTTGCTAGAGCTTTAGAAAAAGAAAAGATGTCTTTAAATATGGCAACACAGGATGCTAAAGAAATTGCAAGGCGTGATGAGATAAGAGCAAGAGCAAAAACACTAACAGGTGTACAGTTAAGAATGGCATTAGAAGGTCGTTTAGGTCTTATATTAGACAGCACAGCAAGGGATGTTACAAGAATAGAACAAGAAGCAAATACATTAAAACATTTAGGGTATGATGTTCATATGGTATTTGTTAATACAAGTTTAGAAGTTGCTCTGAAAAGAAATCAGATGAGAGCAAGAAAAGTACCAGACGCTATTGTTATGAATAGTCATAAACAAATTCAAAACAATATAGGTAAATTGCAAAGAATATTTGGTACTCAAAACTTCATTATAGTTGACAATAATAAGGTTGCTGAAGATGTAAATCCTACTGTACATAAAGCAATACGAAGAATGGTCACTAGAAAACCTACATCATATCAGGCAGTCTCATGGATAAAAAGAGAACTACAAAAGAGAAAAAGATAAAATTCTTCCATGAAGAATGGGCCGAACAAGAAAAGCTATTAGAACTTTCATACAAAGAATCAATTAGACAAAGAGAAGAACGAAAGAAAAAATCTGAATCACAAAAATTACAAGATGAATTGGAGCCGATAGATGGGTGACTTAATTAAATTTCCTACTCATAAAATAAAGCCAAACAGTAAACCTGAAAGGCCTCCTTTATCAGAGGAAGAAGCAAGACTAATAAAAGAAGAAAAGTTTGTTGAACAAATAACTGAAAGTTTAATTTTAGATATTATTCATGTACTTCAAGAAAATGCAGTTGAAACAAAAACTGATATATTTTTAAGAGATTTAGCTATAATTATTGAGTCTATCAAATCACTATTAAAAAGAGACTTTGGTATAGAACATCCAATGCATAATATAACAGACGCTATTGTCAGAATACATAATTTAAATGATGGTAGAAAAGTAACCGACATCAATTATAACAATGTTAGAAGAACCAAAAAAGCAAAAAAAGTAGAAAAATCAATAGAAGAAGAACTAGATATAGAGTTTGATCCAGATATTAATTTGGATTAACGCTTGACAACAGGTCATTAACCTGATATAATATATATTATGACATACAAAGAGAAGTTAGACGACAAAATAAAAGCCCTCAATTCAACAAGAGTATTTAAAAAGATTACACCTAAATTTGACTTATCATGGTATGTTAAGTGGGTTGCAAGTGTATTGATATTAGTAGCAGTTTGCTTTAGGGCAGCTGGTGGATTTCATACATTTGATTTATATTTTAGTTTTTTAGGAACATTAGGTTGGTTTTGGGTTGGTTATCTATGGCATGATAGGGCATTGATACTATTAAATGGTGCCTTAGCAACTCTACTATTTACAGGAATATTAAAGGCGTTTATATAATGATTATAGTTGACATAAATCAAATAATGATTTCGAACCTAATGGTTCAAATTAGTGGTAGAAATGCAGTTGAATTAAATGAGGACCTTGTCAGACACATGGTCTTAAATTCACTTCGGGCTCACAATAAAAAATTTAGAAAAGAATACGGTGATATGGTTATCGCCTGTGATAGTAGTAATGTATGGAGACGAGAGATATTTCCTAACTACAAAGCAGGTAGAAAAGCAAATAGAGCAAAATCTGAACATGATTGGACTATGATATTTGATATTATATCTAAAGTTAAAAACGAGATTAAAACATTTTTACCTTACAAAGTTATTGAACTAGACACAGCAGAGGCAGATGATATAATTGCTACCTTAGTTAGAAAACACCAATCAATAATAGCACCTAATCATGAAAAGAAAGTATTGATATTATCTGGTGATAAAGATTTTATACAATTACACAATGAATATGTTAGACAATACAATCCTGTTTTAAACAAATTTGTAGGTAAAGGTGAAACTCCAAGTCTATATATTAAGGAACATATATTAAAAGGAGACCGAAGTGATGGTATCCCTAATATATTGTCAGATGATAATGTCTTTGTTGAAGGTAGACGACAAAAACCTTTAAGTAAAAAGAAGATAAATAGTTGGGTAGAGGAAGTTTTTATGACCTTTACCGAAGAAGAACAAAAGAATTACGACCGAAATCGAAAACTAATTGATTTAAGTTGTATACCTCAAGAACTTGAGGAGAAAATTAATAATGAGTTTTTGAATGTCAAAGTAGCAACTAGAGATAAAATACTAGGTTACTTTATAAACAAAAAACTTAAAACTTTAATCGAAGTCATTGATGAATTTTAGACTTCGAAAGAACTGTTAAGGAGAAAACAATGGTTATAATAAGAAGAAACCCCGATGGCTCAATCGCAAGCCAAGAAGGACAAGTAACACAATCACACCCAGCATTAGCAAGTAAAAAAGGTATGCAGGCAATGGCAGACGCAGGTAGACCTGTACCTGTAATGATGAGTGAGATTGCTACAAAAATAAACAACGCAAAAGACAAACCTAGAAAACTAAAAGTATTGAAAGATAATGATTCAGTAGCTTTAAGACAAGTTTTAAAAGGTGCTTTTGATCCAAAGATAGAATGGTTATTACCAAAAGGTGATGATATTCCATATACAGTAAATGACGCTCCAGTAGGAACAGAACATACTCTGTTACAACAAGAAGCAAAAAGATTGTATCTATTCACAAAAGGTGGCGATAGTACTCTATCAGGTACAAAAAGAGAAACGCTTTTTATTCAAATGTTAGAAGGATTATCTGCTCAAGAAGCAGAATTTTTAGTTGCAGTAGTCAACAAAAAAATCAATAACAAGTACAAAGGATTTACAGCGAATCTAGTCAAAGATGCTTTTGGTTGGAATGACGATTTCATGAAAAAAGAGTAACATTAGGGGTTATTAATGTAATAAATCTAGAGCCCCCTATCTAAAACCCTTATTTTTCAACAGTTTAAGACACCCTTAAATCGTTGATTTATAAGGGTTTTTTTATGTGGAATAATCCAGAAAAGCGCAGAAAATAAGGGTTTTTTAGTCCATTTTTATTGGAATAATGCTTGTATTTCATGCTAATATAGTATATAATATAAGTATATTAACAAAAAAGAAAGACTACATTATGAAAAAAAGAAAAATTGACTTCACTTACAAGACTTTAGATGTTGTATTTAAAGAGTTTAAAGAACAAAAAGATGTCTTTGCTCAACTTGACTATGCCAAACAATTAAAGGCTGACGCATATGACTATGTGTACAAAGAGTTAAATCTCGACAATGTAATTAAAAGATTACAAAATACAATCGTAATTAATTATTAGTATTATGACTATATTATTATACATCACACTATCGCTAACTGTCTTTTTTGCATATTGCACGGCAGTTGCTTACTATCAAATGTTCAAAGAAGAAATAGGAGAACTTTAATATGAATAATATGGCACTTGCTATAGTTAGAAATATTGCTTATAGTCAAATCAATAAAATCAATAAAAAGATTAAAGAAGAAATAGAAATTGATGATGAATTAGGTAAAATTCTCTTAAAAAGAATAGATATCAATATGAAGAATGCTATTAATAAAATACTTCATGACTACAAACTACAACAATAAATAAAAGAAAGGCTACATTTTGAAATTAAATAGATACGAAAAGAAAATAATAAAAGGAATTATCGCTAGTCGTAAAGGTATTTACGAAACACCTAGACGAGTTAGAGAAAAATATACACCTTGTAAAGAATATGAAGCTGCTATATCCTTGTTCATGAAAAAACTTGTATATTCAGAAGCTTCAAATGAATTAGAGTTTGAAGGTCCTGCTACACCTGAACCAAAGTTTAGATGGTTTACTTGTAGATTACATAAATCATATGCTACAAAAAGAGACTTAAAAAAACTAATATGAAATCACTTCAATTGTATTTAATACTTCTTTGTTTATTTGCTATCTTTATGATAGCAGGTAACAACAATGAAAAATTATGTACAGATGATGGTTGTCCTGAATTTTTAGAAAGTGAATGGACAACTACAACTGAAGTTGACGAGATAGAACAATGGATTGAAAACCCTGCTGCCACAAGTTTAAATTTTAAAAAAATAACTTTAGAGTATGGTGTTCATACAATTGTTGAAAAAACATATCATCTACCAGATATTGATACATCATCAAAAGATAATTTTGTTATATCATTGAACAGTTGTATTAATTATCTATATCAAAATATAGAATCAGAATATCAAATACCTAACGAGTTAATTATTGCTCAGGCAGTTATAGAAACTGGTTGGGGTACTTCTAGATTTGCCAATGAAGGCAATAATCTATTTGGTATTAGAACATGGAATAAAGATGAATCATATTTGTTACCTATACCTTGGACTAAATGGCCTGGGTGGGGTGTAAAAATGTATAGAAGTAAATGTGAAAGTGTTGTTGATTACTTGCATATATTAAACAATGTTTATGCTTTTGAAGAACTAAGAGAGGCAAGAGCAAACGGTGTCAAAGACGCATTAGAATTAGCAAACTATCTAGACAAATATGCTAGTAAACCTACATATGTTGAACTAGTAAAAGAAATAATACAATATAACTTGAGAGGTAAATATGAACTATAATGAAAAACTATTTTGGAAGAGAGTAAATAATCTACATTTTGCTAGCATTAATGCTCAAGACCCTAGTTTTAAAAAATTATGGCAAAAGAAACTACGATTACTACTTCAAAATCAACCAAAAGGCTTGACAAAACATTAATTACCTGATATAATACTACTATACAATGAATATATTTTATCTACATAATGATACAAAGACTTGTGCTGAGCTTCATGTTGATAAGCATGTTGTAAAAATGATTGTTGAATATGCACAATTACTTTCAACGGCTAAGAGAATGACAGACGGCATTAAGTATGAAGCAAAATCAAAGACAGGCAGAAAAGTACAAAGATATAGACTAGAAAATCCTAATGAAGAAGCAACAATTTACAAAGCAGTACATTATCACCACCCTAGTGCTGTTTGGGCTCGTTCTTCTACTCAGCACTACAACTGGTTGTACTCGCTGTTCAGGGAACTTGGGCGAGAATATACCCACAGATATAAAAAAGACCACAGTACGATTGAACTGCTCAAAGACCTTTTAAAGTATCCACCAACTAATCTAAAAGACAATGGCTGGTCAGAACCACCACCTGCTATGTCCCATTATCCACAATGTATAGTACCAGGTGATTCTATACAATCATATAAAAACTATTACATAGAAGCAAAAGCATATTTTGCTAAGTGGACTAATAGAGAAACACCAGAGTGGTTTGAAAGTAACATAACATGAAAAATTATTGGGATTTAATAATGAACGATAGAATAAACGCTCTTAGTAAAGCACCTATGCAGGTGAAACTAATGTCTATGCAAATACTAGCATGGATGTGGTCTGCTGTATTTGGGATTTACATTGTAGAGAGCATCTATGCTTTTGGCATATCAGCATTAGCACACGCCTTATTGGTTGCGGCTATATTTTTAACTGCATACTACTTTAAGCAAGTACAAGATGAAAAAATTAGTACAAGTCTTAGAGGCATAGGTGGCGAACATGAATAGGATAATATAATGGGTAAACATTTAAAGACATCTATGGATGAAAAAGTTATAGACTATCTTGCTATAGAACTATACAAATCTGATCCTGACAATATAGTATTAAATAAATTTATGTCTATGAAGAACGAAGAAGGATACTCTTTAACAAAGACTATAAATAAGTATAAAGAGACAGGCAAACATCCTGACCATTATAATACAGACGGTACATGGAAGTATCCTAGTGGTAAAATAACATTTGATGAGTTTAAACTATAATGCCCACATACAGATTTAAGAACCTGAAAACAGGTGTAGAATATGAGGACTTCATGTCTATTGCAGAAATGGAGAAACTAAAGAAAAACCCTAAGATAGAATTATTACCACCTACAACAGTAAATATTGTATCTAGTGTTGGTAGTCTTGATGGTAAAACTGATAGTGGTTGGAAAGAAGTAATGTCTAAAGCTGCAGAAGCACACCCTAATACTCCTCTTGCTGAGAGATATGGTAAAAAGACTGTAAAACAATCGCAAGTTGAAAGAGTAATGAAAAAGCATAGAGACCGTAAGTCTAAAGGCGGAGGTAGATAAATAGTAGCATGGCAGATTTTGATTTCTTAGATGGATTTGAGGGCGATGGCGATTGGGGTTTTACCTCAGTTAAAGAAAAACCTTCAGACGAACAATCTAAACAGACAGAAACAGTAGTTAAACAGACGGCAGACAGTACTGCTAAGGCGGTATCAAGCGATATTGTGAACAGATTAGACAGTAAACTAGATAAAGTTTTATCTCTAATTAATTCTACTAAATCAGCAGTAAACGAGAAGAATCAAACAGAATTAGATATTGCTAAAAAGCAAATGGATGATGAGTATGATTTAAGAAAAGATAATTTAGGCAAAGAACAAAAAGACAAATATGCTCAATTAGAAAAACTTATCATACCTCTGTTAATTAAATTAGCAAAATCACCAGAGGCCTATATACATTGGCCTAATAGAGCTCAAGTTATCGAATCACAAGTCAAAAAAATAATAGCAATTACAAGAGGTAAATAATGAAAAGTAATTATGATAAATGTTTAGAAACAATCTTACATCACGAAGGTGGTTATGTAAATCACCCTAAAGACCCAGGTGGTGAAACAAACTTAGGTGTAACCAAACGAGTATATGAAGAACATGGTGGCACTAAAGATATGAAAGATTTACTAGTTGAAGATGTAGCACCAATATACAAAAAAGGTTATTGGGATAAAATGAAAGGTGATGATTTACCTGGTGGTTTAGACCTATGTGTATTTGACTTTGGTGTAAATGCAGGACCTGGTCGTGC